GGTGGAACCCGTTTATAAACAATTAAAAACAAAAAACAAACATGAAAAACTTATTCAACAGTATTAAGTTAACAAAGCCACAAAAAAACAGCTTTGATTTATCCCATGATGTTAAGTTATCAACACAAATGGGCCAATTGACACCAATTCTTACATTAGAATGTGTACCAGGCGACAAGTTTAATCTTGGATGCGAAAGTTTAATCAGATTTGCACCACTTATTGCACCAGTTATGCACAGAATGGACGTAAGTATGCATTATTTCTTTGTGCCAAATCGTATATTATGGTCAAATTGGGAAAAGTTTATTACAGATGCAAATAGTGGAATAGTAGCTCCATTTATTCCAGCTGAAGACTCTTTAACATGGTGGCCTGAATATTCAAGAAAATTTGCTGATTATTTAGGTGTACCACCAATTCCAGCTGGAGGAGTAACACAAAATGTTAATGCATTACCTTTTGCAGCATATCAATGTATATATAATGAGTATTATCGTGACCAAAATTTACAATCACCAATTGATTATAAATTAAATGACGGTAATAATATTCAAAATTTAGTAGATTTACCACGTTTAACAACTATGCGTAATCGTGCATGGGAACATGATTATTTTACATCTTCATTACCATTCGCTCAAAAAGGTGCAGCAGTAGATATTCCTATTGGATTAGTAGAAGGTGATTTACCAGTTTATTTAAATAGTTCTTCTGGAACTACTTTAAATGGCTCTCCTGCTTCAGTAAATGTAGGAGCACAGGGAGGACGTACCGATGTTCCAGCAGATAGTTTATATGCTGATACATCTAATGCAGAGATTGAACCAACAACAATTAACGACCTTCGTCGTGCATTTAGATTACAAGAATGGCTAGAAAAGAACGCTCGTGGCGGTACCCGTTATATTGAGTCAATACTAAGCCATTTTGGCGTTAGAAGTTCAGATGCTAGATTACAAAGACCAGAATATATTACTGGAGTAAAAACTCCAGTTGTAGTTAGTGAAGTATTAAATACTACTGGTCAAACAGACGGATTACCACAAGGTAACATGGCTGGACATGCTTTATCTATTAGTAGTGGAAAAAGTGGTTCATATTTTTGTGAAGAACACGGTTATATTATCGGCATAATGAGTGTAATGCCTAAAACCGCGTATCAACAAGGAATTCCAAAGACATTCCTTAAAAATGATACACTTGACTATTATTTTCCTTCATTTGCTAATATTGGTGAACAACCAGTTACTAAGAATGAATTGTATGCTTATACAAGTTCAGCTAATGATACATTTGGATATGTACCTAGATATGCAGAATATAAATATATGCCTTCACGTGTAGCCGGTGAGTTTAGAACAACATTAGATTATTGGCATTTAGGTCGCATATTTGCAACCGAGCCAAATTTAAACTCAACATTTATCGAATGTAAACCGGAGGACACAACACGTATATTTGCAGTAGAAGACGGCACAGACCCATTATATTGTCATGTATATAACAAAATTCAGGCACTTAGACCAATGCCAAAATACGGAACACCAAGTTTCTAGTGTCTACACAATGTTTAAACCCTTTCCAGTTAAAAGAGGAAAATGGAGGTCATTATGTACCCTGTTCTAAGTGTTTAAATTGTAAAAGACGTAGAGCCAGTACTTGGTCAGTACGATTAGTTAAGGAAGGAGAGCGGAGTATATCCGCTCACTTCTTAACTTTAACCTACGACACAGAACATGTACCTATAACCAATAAGGGTTATATGACGTTAAAAAAGACAGATATTCAAAAGTTCTTTAAAAGATTAAGAAAATGTCATGGAAAAAAACACAGATCTATAAAGTATTACGCCGTTGGAGAATATGGAGGTCAGACATTAAGACCACATTACCATATAGTTATATTCAACGCTGACATTAATTATTTCGAACGTGCCTGGGCATTAGATAACAAAAAAATTGGCGAAATACATGTAGGAACTATAACCGATGCATCAATCGGTTATACTTTAAAATACATATCTAAAGCAGCCAAAATACCAATGCACCAGAACGATGATAGAAGCAAAGAATTTGCATTAATGAGCAAAGGACTTGGCTCAAATTATATAACCGAAAATACATTAAAATGGCACAAAGCAAACGCAGAAGAACGCGTATACATACCTTTGTTAGATGGAAAAAAAGCCCCAATGGCGAGATATTACAAGCTGAGGATATACGACGAATTCGAGAAGGAACGAATTTCTTATTACTTCCAGAAGAAAGCATCCGAAGCAAAAGATTTATTATTAGAGGAACATGGCAACAATCTACAATTTTTTAACGAGCAAAAAATTTACGATAGTATTCGTAAATTGAACAAAAAAGAACATTTAAAAATCTAAAAAATGATTAAAACTTATTTAAATCGGGAAGAGCATACTCGCCGTTACGAAGTAAATAACGAACCTAGTGAAACTATACCAGACCAAAGCATGTCTATTCGCACATTGCTTGACCGTTATTCAAGGGGTTTACCAATTTCAGGTGAAAGAACCCCTATATGGCAACAAGGTGACGACTATAACGACATGCCAGACCCAAGAATTCTTGACCTTGCAGAAAGGCAAGAATTTGCTGAATTATATCAGCAAGAATTAAAAAGTTTACAAAAAACTTTGAAATCTGAAAAAAAACATTCAGATTTACAAAAATTATCAGACATTAGCTCTGAGGAACAAAACGGCGTTTTGAGTGAGTTGGATTAATCCAACTCGCGCAAAGCGCAAGACAAGCGAAGCGCGTCAGCAAAGCACTAATATTACTTGATATATTAGTGCTAGTTGACACCAAGTCAACTAAAAACAAAAAAAGGAGTATAAACCCCCACCCTAAGAAAAAGCAAAGCAGCTGAAAGCCAATAGGGAGCTAAGGGAAGTAGCGTAGCGGATGACCCAAGGCGACCAAAGGGCGAAAGCAGCTTGCTTTCTGGGGTTTAGAAAAAAACGACTGCAAGTGTATGGTAACAGAAACGAAAAAACACAAAAACCAAAAATACGCAGCAACGCTGGAACGAGCGCAATCGACGCGTAAACCAAGAAACATAACTAATTACAAACAAAGAGGCCTATTTGGCCGACTTTATAAAAAACTAATATTATGGGCTTAGCAGCAATTATACCATGGATAGGTAAGGCTATATCAACTGCATTTGCAGCAAAAAATGTAGGAACAACAATAGCAGCAGCTAATGCTGGTGCACAGTTATTAACAAATAGAGCACAAAAACGTACAAATTTAGAGATGTATGATAGACAAAGAGCAGATGCTTTAGCAGATTGGAATAGGCAAAATCAATTTAATGCACCAGAAGCACAAATGAAAAGATTTAAAGAAGCTGGACTTAATCCACATCTTATATATGGTCAAATGACAACCGCTCAACCTATAAAAACACCAGAAGCGAAAGCGCCTAATTATGTAGCTCCACAAGCTGATCCACAAGATTTTAATGTATTGGGAAGACAATATTCTTTAGAAACTCAACGTTTGCAGAATGAAAACCTGGAAAAAACAAACCAATTAATACAAGCTAATATTCTTAAAGCTAATAGTGAGACAGATTGGAAAAATATAAATACTAAATATGCAAATGAATCATTTGAAGGTAGATTACACAATTTACGTACTAGAACAGATTTAAATGAGAATCAAATTGTAAATATGCAAAAAGATTGGTGGTTAAAAGACGCCAATATAAAAAAAGTTAATAAAGAAATAGATAATATAGTAGCTAATACAAATTTATCTGAAGCCAGAAAAGCTCTAGTAGCTCAACAAGTTAAAAATTTAGCAGTAACATATGATATATTAGGATTTAAAAAATTAAGTGCAGAACAAGAAGCAGCATTTATGAAAAAAATTCAAGCATTAGGAACTGCTGGACAAACTGCCGCAGCATTATTAAGAGCATTACAGAAAAAACCTTAATTATTAACAATAAAAACCCTAAAAATGAAAAGACGTTCAAGTCGTAAAAGAAAAGGCGGATACAGAAAAGTAGCCCGTAGTTATTACATTCAACGTGGTGGAACCCGTTTATAAACAATTAAAAAC